CAAGCCGGCGGAGACCAAGGGCAAGTTCCGGTCGACCTACTCGGCGCCGTTGGATACGCGGCATCTGGCGCAGAAGTTCACTGCGCTGCCTACGCTCAACAGCACGTTCATTCAGGACACTCCGCCTCTCGCACGGGTTCTCGCGGTCGGCGCGGCCGCGGCGGGTCAGCAGTTTCTCCTAGACTGTTTTTTCCGCAATGTGATGGCGCGTCCTCTCCCGATGTTCTCGGTGCCAGGCCTCATTGACCACTTCTAATCATGGGTCTACTCAAGAAGGTTGGGAAAGTCGCCAAGAAGGCATTGCCGGTCGCTGCAGGCTTGGGCGCCGGCTACCTTCTTGGCCCTCGTATCGCGCAGGCGTTTGGTAATACCGTCGGTGCGGAATCTCAGTCCGGCTCTAGTTCGGTCTGGGATGCGGTCGGGTCGATCGGCTCTTTTCTCAAGGGGTCTTTGCCTACGATCGCTAGCGCGGCGCAGATCGGCGCGCCGTTTTGGTCTGGTGAGGCTCAGGATAAAACCAATGAGTTGAATCGGGACATGGCTCGCGAACAGATGGCGTTTCAGGAAAAGATGGTTGGACGCCAGGAGCAATTTCAGAGCGGGCAGGTGTCGGCTCAGCAGGCCTACAACACGCAACAGGCTCAGGCCCAGATGGCGTTCCAAGAGCGGATGTCGAATACTGCGCGTCAGCGGGAAATGGCGGATCTCAGGTCCGCTGGTCTTAACCCGATGATGGCCGCAATGAACGGAGCTACTGCGCCTCAAGGGGCGTCGGCGGCCTCCTCAGCGGCCTCAGGATCGTCTGCAGGCGGTTCTCTGGGCCACCCGGCTCAGTCGAGCGGTTCGGCGCGGCTACAAAGCGCTATGGCGATCGCTACGCTGAATGCTCAGCTCGAAAAGATGTCCGCGGAAACGGATAAAGTCAGGGCTGAGACTAAAACGGAGTTGGAGCGTCCTGAAAGTGTTCGGCAGTCAACGTCGCTTGCGCGGGAGTCTACGAATCGGTTGGTGTTTGAGTTGAAACATTTGTTGCCAGCGGAAGTAGATTTGAAGTTGTCTCAGGCGGCGCATACGGATGTGTTGAAGCAGTTGGATCTTTCGCGGATTCGAACGGAGATCCATCGGGCCGGTTCGGAGTTGAAGCACCAGAACTTGCTTGCTGCGGAGGCAATTATCCGTGAGTTGGAGATTCGTAAGTCCCTGAACGAAAGTGAGTTCCAACGTGGTGCGTGGGCGCAGAATGTTTCGCCCTATCTCGGCGACCTCGGTCGCGTTTCCAATTCCGCCGCTAACATGCGGTGGTATCTAGGTCCAAGGAGGTAACATGGTTAAGGTAGTATTGCGGTCGGCGTACAATTTCGATCGGAAGGCGAATAGCGATGCCTCAGGGCTTGCGTGTCAGGAAGCGTCTCGCACGGTACAGTCGCATAAGGAAGAGTGCGACATCAACACCATTGTCCGGCGCTTTGGAGTTACTGGTCAATTGCCCGCGTCTGTTAGGGCGCCTCTGTTTGCGGATTTTGTGGAAGCTACCGATTTCCAAACGTCGATGAATGCTATTGCGTCTGCGCGTGAGGCGTTCGACGCGATGCCCGCGGCGGTGCGTGATCGGTTCCATAATGACCCGCATGAGTTTGTTCAGTTCGTGAATGATGATGCGAACAGGGTCGAAGCCGAGAAGCTCGGGCTCGTTCTCCCGCAGGTGGCGGAATTAGTTGCGGGGGCTCCCTCTCCGATCGTCTCTGGTACCCCCCCCGCGGTTCCGGCGTCCCCGCCGGTTGCACAGTAATAACTAGATGTAACTGTGCTAGGTGACACCGAGGTAGATTTCGTCTCGGTGTCCCTTTTTTTTCATGCTAAGCATGATTTTCTACCTCTCATTCGTCCTGGCGGTCATACCCCCAGGCGTGGAGGTGTTTATTAACTATGTTTATTTGTTCATTAATTTTTTTGATGTTCCAATTTCATAGTTATGTTATTATGTATTTGGCGTTGATGCCATATACAGGAGTTTAGATTATGGAGTTTACTAAAGGTGAATATGAGTTGTTAGGTTTTGCTTTGTTGAAGTATCGTCAGTCGTTAGTTCGTCAAGCGGCTAACCCGGATCCGATCCTACGTGATCATTTTCGTTATCGGATTTCTGTGTTAGATATCCTGTCGGGTCGTCTTGTAAAGGAAATGGAAGATGCGTCCAAGTCGTCGTAGTGGTGTTAATAAGCGGAGGTCGGCTAAGACCTTCAAGCGTCACAGTCGCAGGACTAAGGCGGCCAACATGGCCGGCGCTCCTATGCGCGGTGGCTGGCGGCTATGACATGCCGTGCTACTCCCCGGTTAGCGCCTTTCAGTTGGAATCGGGTGACGTGGTGTTTTCTGAGGGTCGCGGTCGTAGTTCTGTCCGCGACCTGCAGTTACCTTGTGGGCAGTGCATTGGTTGTCGTCTTGAGCGGTCTCGTCAATGGGCTGTGAGGTGCATGCAAGAAGCATCTCTTTACGATTGCAATGTGTTTCTTACGTTGACCTATTCCGACGAGTGCTTGCCCGGTCCTTCTCTGGTTTATCGCGATTTCCAGCTTTTTCTAAAACGTCTCCGGCGAGCTCGCCCTGGGCAGCCGTTGCGTTTTTTCATGTGCGGCGAGTACGGCGATTTGAACTGGCGCCCGCACTTTCATTCTCTGCTGTTCAATTGTTGGTTCCCTGATCGTGTGCCTTATGGAACTTCGCAGGACGGTTCTCAGGTATGGATTTCGGAGGAGCTAACGCGTCTATGGGGTCTTGGTCACGCCATGATCGGGAGTGTGACGTATCAGTCCGCTGCCTACGTGGCTCGTTACTGCGTCAAGAAAGTGACCGGATCTCGTGCAGAGGAACATTATCGGCGCGTGGATGTGGTAACGGGCGAGACGTACGAGCTGGTGCCCGAATTTATGCGCTGTTCGTTACGCCCTGGGATTGGTCGCCCGTGGCTCGATCGTTATGTCGCGGATGTGTATCACGCTCAGGACGGTTGCACGGTTGTTGCTGGTGTAGTCGGTAAAGCCCCGAGGTTCTATGACAAGGTGCTGGAGGAAACGGACCCTGATCATCTGGCCCGGATTAAGTTCGGTCGTGTAGTGAAAGCCCGTAAGCATGCAGCGGATCAGACGGATGAGCGGCTTGCGGTTCGTGAGGAAGTTCAACAGCGCAGAGCGCGAATGCTCAGGAGGGCATTGTGAAATTACAGGTTTTTGCGGTGTATGATTCTGTGGCAGAAGTGTACGGAAGGCCGTTTTTTTCGCAGACGGTCGGTAGCGCGGTTCGCGGGTTCTCGGATGAGATCAACAGAGGTGAGCGTGACAATCCTCTGAGTGCGCATCCTAAGGATTTCGCTTTGTTCCATTTGGGCTCGTTCGAAGATCAGTTCGCAGAATGGGAGATCAAACAGCAGCCCCAGCTTTGTGTTCGTGGTGAGCAGGTTCTTATCAAGGGGAGCGACAATGTTTCGAAATAAGTCAGTTGACGTCCATCAGTTCTCGATGATCCCGAGCGCGCATGTACCGCGTTCTCGCTTCAAGGTTGAGAAAGGCTACAAAACCACTTTTGACGCTGGCTACCTTATACCGGTGTATGTGGACGAAGTGCTGCCGGGTGATACGTTCAATTTGCAGATGACGGCGTTCGCGCGGCTCGCGACTCCGATTTTCCCGTTTATGGACAATCTGCACCTGGACTCTTTCTTTTTCTTCGTGCCGTACCGCCTGGTCTGGGACAACTGGGTCAAGTTCATGGGGGAGCAAATCGACCCGGGCGACTCGATCGATTTTCTGATCCCTCAACAAGTGTCGCCCACTGGTGGTTATGCGGTCGGTTCCCTGCAGGATTACATGGGGCTCCCTACTGATGGCCAGGTGGATAACGCCGAGACGGTTACTCATTCGGCGCTGCCCTTGCGGGCCTACAACCTGATCTGGAACGAATGGTTCCGCGATCAAAACCTGCAGGACTCTCTCGTTGTCGATCGTGATGACGGTCCCGATACGGTGACTGATTATGTTCTCCGGCGCCGGGGGAAGCGTCACGACTATTTCACGTCGTGTTTGCCCTGGCCCCAGAAAGGCGAGAGCGTTACGTTGCCCCTTGGAACGAGTGCACCAGTGACAGCGGCCTCGGCGGGTGCGTATCCGATCTTTCAGACTACCGGCGACTCAACGTCCCGTTCGTTGTTCGGTGCGGCAGGCACTACGGACGTTACGTACACAGCGCCGGCGCTTTGGAGTTCGCAGACGTTGCTATGGAAAAACTCGGGCCTCGTTGCGGATCTCAGCGATGCGACGGCGGCGACGATTAACCAGTTGCCTCAGTCGTTCCAAATCCAGCAACTGC